CACTACCCCTTCCCACACATGCGCCCTGCCACCAAGTCGATAGGTACTCAGCTACTACGCGCTCTGTGCGGAAACCTCTGTGCTTCCTTGCTTGACTAGCCATTGAGCATTAAGCCCATAGTTACGCCTGCAATAAACATCACAATAATCATAGCCGTGAATAGGTTTTCTCTATCCATTGACTGCCTTGCACTTCCTGCATTGCCATGTGCCGACAATAGGCTGATCATCCTTGAACTTAATCTCAGCTACAATGTCATGCGCTTCTGTAGGCTCATTGCATAACTGACAGTTAATCGTGTCGAACATTGGCACATCTTCTAAGTTAGTCCATGCGCCTGTGGTTTCATCAAAATACTCTACATGCCCCATAATTAGCCCCTTGCCTTTTGTGGTTGCCATTTTCCATCGCTACCTACTACATACCAGAGCGCAGGGCACTTAGGCTCGCCCCCTTGATGATTAACGACAGAGCACATAAAGCCACCCCATGCCTTGCCATTCTTCTCACCCTCACGCCATTGCATGTGTCCATGCTTGCATGATGGGCTTTCCTGTGCTTCACCTGTTCCCATTACAGCTGCAATAGTCTCCATAGCCTTATCAAGTGTGACAGGCGCAGCGACTACTTTGTTATATTCATTGACAGGCGTTGTCCAGTAATCCTGATCGTCTGCCTTGACTTCTTGAACAGGTGGCTTTACTACTTTTGTAGCAACAACCTTGTTCATTTCTTCTCTGCTTGGTCTCTTTCCTTTAGGCGCATAACCTGCATTTGCAAGTGCTCTGCCGATTGCCGAAGTCTCGCAATTCTCCAATGCTGAAGTCTGATTAACACCGCGACTAGAAACTGTCTCCTCAGCGTATCCCGTTGCCCACGCAACGCCATCGCCAGCATCCTTAAATAGATACGCCTTAACAATGTATCGACTTGCCTCGACCACTTCCAACTCAGTTGCAATACGGAACGCTGGATAATCCTTAATAAACTTCTCAAGTCTCACCTCGACTGGCTCGTAATCGGCTAAATTAAACATCTAAATCCTCTCTCACACGAATGAAATGACACAACTGCTCAATCGCGGCAAGCTGCCCTAAATTGTAGAAATCTTCTCGCCCGATTTCTTCATTTCTGTGCATACTTTCATGACAGTGTTGTCTCATAGTAAGCAGATAATCGTAGATTTCTGAGTTAGACATAGAGTTCATCCTCTTCTGTGGCTAGTTGTCCTGCAAGTGCGCCGTAGCTGCACAAATCTACCCAGTTATCAATGTGCTGGGCTGATTGATTAGTCCTTGCAAGTTTAACGAGCACCATGATCCCTGCCACTTGATAGTCATGTATCGGTGTTTGTAAGTATGCTGAGAGCAGCATTGCGGTGTGTTGCAGGTTATCCGCAGGGTGGCCGTATGAAAGCCCACGATCACGGATTGTGTCTGTGGCTGTGAGTAAGATTTCATTGGCTCTCATTCTTCGCCCTTGATACTGCGACCTCGGTGATAGCCATCGCGTACGCCTTTTTCATAACTTCTGCGCTGAACATCTATGGTAATCATAATGAAGCCTATGATCATACCTAACATGCAGATTAACAGCAGCTTGTCTGTGTTTGCCATTCTTTTACCTATCTGCCCCAATGCCCTTGATTGGGTACAAACTTAGTGTGACATAACTGTGGCTACATTGTGGCTACATTGTGTAACGAAACGATAACAATTTAGACCTAAATTTAGACCTATCTTGGTCTGCCGTAGGACTTTCCAGCCACAATGAATGTGCCGTCCTTCTCAATGTTGATTAGATCTACCTGAACCTTAGCCTTGTTTATATAGATGATAGCGAAAGCCTGTTGCCAGTTAGCCACACCCTTAGTGTAAGCAGCCTGCTTAAAGTCCATGAGATTGCCTACCTCGACACCATGCAGGACACGCCCTATACGGCCTCCAGAAGCCTCTGAGAAGGCCGATCTGCCTGCTCTGTGAGTATGTCCTGAGATAACGTTCTTGCCATGCCTACGAGCCGCTTCTAGGGCTGATAAGCCCCCATGTGGCTTGATAGGGGTATGGTCTCCATGTACTGCTATCCAGTTAGGTGCAATAGGCATAGGGTTCTTATGAAAGGTAATACCTAGTTCATCAAACTTCATAAACTTCTCAAAGCGTAGCTCAGGCAATGCCCCGAATGCAGGCACTTTAGCCATGATGATGTTATATAGGCGATCTGTGTGATTAGATCTAATGCAATCTGTAACGCCTAAATCCCAGAGAAGCTGCACAGCCTCATTACGATCATCATCTAGGGTCTGGGCATATGAGCCCATGCGACCCTCTTCCCACTTGCTTATCTGTGGTAGATCAATCTCATCGCCAATGGTTACTACTTGGTCAGGCTTAAACTTAGAGATAAAGCTTGCAAGGTTACGGGTTGCAACCCTGTCATGGTAAGGGACTTGTAAGTCCGAGACTACGACTATTCGCTTAATCGTCATCCTCATCTTCGTAATCGCCTAACTTCTCAGGCGGTACTTGATCAGGCAGAATCCAATGAGGGTAAGCCTGTGGTTCTGTAATCATGAACATAGCAATATCTTCTGCGAAACCTGCTCGCTTTAACGATAGGAAGTATTCATAAAGCCCAATGCAGTAAGCATCAAGCTTTGAGTAGCCTTGCTCCTCTAATGCCTTAGTTGCTTTTCTTGCCATGGCACTATGCTACCTGTCAAGTAATATGTTATAGATCTCATCGACTCGCGTGTTGAGTCTTTTGATCTCAGACAACAGGTGAGTAATTACATAGCCAGACAAGCCACCGAGTGCTGCAATAGTGGCAAGGTAAAGCGTGAAGAAGTCTGACTGTGTCACTTCTTAATGCCCATAGAAGGATCATTAGGAGATAGGTAGCGCAGTACAGGTGGAAGGATCGATGCAATACCGGCAGCGATGAGTGCCTGTGGATCTGTCACTCCTGCTGCGTACATTGAGATTGCTGCTACTAAGAAGGCTCTCGCCCAAGATCCTGCTGCTGTCTTTAGTTCATTCATTACTCGCTCCTAACATAGGTACTTGAAAAAAAGCCCCATCATTGTCAGCTTCTTTCGCAAACGAGATGTGGCAGTGGTGGTTGTGCTTGTTAGCCCCTGTGTATTCTCTCCATGCCCAAGCCTTTTTGCTGGATGCAATTCGACCATCAAAGATAATGTAGGTAATTCTGCGTTCCTTTTTTGACTTGCATAAGAGACGAATCTGATCTGCAATATCTGGCATGAGGTCTGGTTTGCTCCGACCACTGACATCACGATCAACATCGATGGCACGAACCCAGCCATTAGCATCGGGATTATGATCGCTAGGCTTAGCCTGATGTCTGGTATCACCGATCCAACCATCCGATGTGCGGTCACGACTTGGGAATGTGTCATCAAACTGTTCCCGCAGTTGCTTAGCAGCTTTACTTAGCTGTGGCTTCATCTGCTTGAATAGCCTCGTAATGTGCTTTAGTCATAGAGGTAAACTCGCCGTTGCCGTGGTCAATAATGGCATGAGTGATCGTACCTTGTAAGGATTCAATTTCTACAAATGATACATTTTCCATATTATAGCTCCGCACTAAATCCGACATAGCCTGCCGAATTATTGTTGTTGATCATTCTACAAGGAATTGTATTAGTCCAAGTTGATGCTGTTGTTGCTATCAAAGATGCAGATTGTAAACCTAACTGCTCTACCGCTAAAGTCGAAAGAGCTGTGACACTACCACCTGACGGTTGTACTGCCACATTAGCGTACTCTAAACTTGTTGGAGTTCTTCTCATCTGTACAGGATATTGATAATGCAAATAAGCCTGAGTAGTGCTTACTGTTCCACCATTGGCATGATTTCCATAAGCAACACTTGGAGTGTGTCGGAAATAATAACGCTGACACATAGCTAGTTCAGCCTGTGAGCTTCCACCGCTTGCAGTCTGGAATGGAGTTGCCTTTGAGCCGTATTCGACCTGCACACCCCAGATTTGGAAAGTGTTGTTCTGGATACCAATAGATGAAGATCTAGTAGCAAAAGTTGAACCTGCTGAAACCCATAAAATTAATTGCAAGGAATCATCCTTATCAGTTCCAACAGTTTTTCCGCTTAATGATGGAACTGCTATTGTTGCTGTATATCGAACCCAATTTGTCGAAATAGTTACGGCAGAAACAGGAATTGAATTAAAAGGTGAAGGCCCGCCACCTGTTCCAAATTCTTGCGCTAGTTCAATACCGATCTTAGGAGTTCCTGTTGCGGCCTTTGCGTAAAATGAAATGGTTGCTGTTTGACCTGCAAAGGTTCGGACAGATTCAATTTTTTGTCTAAATCTTGCGTTGTCTCCTACGGCACTTTGACCTGCGCTAATACCCTGTATAAAGGTGCTGCCTTCATAACCTGCAACAGGTGCAGCTCCAGTTGTAAATGTTTGGGGTGTGACTGTGAAACTTCCACCACTATTTACTTGAGTCCATCGATCAAAATTAAAAGTATCATTAGTCGTATTGCTAGTGAAGTTTCTTTGATTCACTGAAAAATCACCATTGATGATCTTATTCTTAGCAGCTTGACCATAGCCGACATTCCAGACTGAGGTGTCAATAGCATCGCCTAATGCGCGGATGTCCTGTGCGCCATTTTTTACAAGGCTTGAGTTATCTGGTTCAGCCCAGCCATAGTTTGGTGAAAGTGCCATTAGGTTAGTGCTCCGATCGCGTTAGTCCAGTCAAGTGTACCATTTACGCCTGTCCAGATGAGAGAGGCTGGGAATACTGTTTCCCATTGTGTTGTCGATAATGAGAAGTCTGTTGCTGAAATGTATAGGGTGATCTCCACAAAGCTAGGGGTTGCTCGTAATGCAACATTCTCCACAAAGCCATCGAACTGCCCATCAAGCAAGTTAGAAGGCAAGTTCGTGATAAGCATAGGCTGACCAAAAAAGACCCCGATAAGACTGTCAAGCATCGCACTCGGCATGTCTGGATTATCTAGGCGAAAGGTAATTGCACCTAGTGAGCCGCGTGGATTCTTACGCAGTAGAAGCTCTCTAGTGCCGATCTGAGTGATGTCTGCAAGGTTCTTAATGTTAGAGTCGAATGAACGCTCAAAGAGCCCGTAAGAGGCTATAGAGTCGCTATCTGAGACACTGTAGGTTGAGCCGTATCCTGTGGAGTATCGATAGATAAGGCTGTTACGGATGCGAGCAATCTGAGTTGTGCTAGTGATAGAGGATGGTGTTGCATATGAGCCATCGAGGTTAGTAAAGCCGTTTGCTGCAAGATAGTTAGATCTGTGGTCTGCATCGTCATAGGAGACATCCCCATCCTTTTCCTCGTAAAGCTGACCTAATGCGCTAGTAGCAATCTGGTCTGCAAGGGTCTGAGACTTAGCAGAAGCGTTAGCAGCTAAAGCAATCATCGTGTAAAAGCCTGAGTCAATAGTGCCGATGTATGACTCAGCATCTACCCATGTTTGTGTGGCTGGGTATGTATCCCATGTGACAGTAGGTGTGACCTCTGCCCATGTCAGGTTAAGAGCAGCACCTAGAATCTCTGCGATCTGTGCGCCATCTAAACCTTCTGCAAGTGCTGTGTTATAGATAGCCTTGGTAAGTTTAGCTAGGGAGCCAATGCCTAAGATAGTGCCAGTAGTTATGTAGCCTGCTTCTTCAGGGCTACGCACTCCGATGTTGAAGTCTGATACCTCGCCACCGAATACAGTCACATAAGTGCCAGAAGTGTTCTTAAGCTCTAAAGTGATTGGCTCTGTGACATTAATAGTAAAGGGTGCATTTGTTGCATTGATGATCTGTACTTGACAGTAACCTGCTGTGGCTTGTCGGTCAATGTCTAAACGACCAGATGCGAAAGAGACAGAAGTGACAGTCGTATAAACATCATCACCAACTGTCACGCGCCATTCTGGGAGCCATGTCATGGAGTCGCGTACTGCCTTAATGTGCCACGTTGGGCTGCATCTGTGAGGACTTGATCAATAGCTTCAGCAATAGCGTTAGGATCGCCAATGCCTGTATTAACAATTATTGTGTTGCCAGATGTGCTACCAGATGAAGATGAAGCAGGTAGCATGCCACTAAATTGATACTCACTAGCAGCTTCAAAATATTGCAGTTCTTCATTAGTAAAGGCTCTAGGCTCTCTTAGATAGCCCGATCCCATTGGTCTAGGTTGCAGGCTCTTAGGCATTGAAGGAGCGGCTAAGGATGATCCAGTTGAACCGCTACCGAGAGCGATCTGCTTTAACAAAGCCAATGCTTCTCTGAGGTTATCTAAGTTGATTAGATCCTTTGGCTTGAGAGTGTCAAGGATTGATTTGATAGTGGTGAGTTGGGCATCTTGTCCAGTCAAAGCAGCAAGGATTCCAAGATCTGCATTGAGTTTAGCTGTTGCAGCTTTAATAGCCGCTTCATCCTTAGCAGCGATAGCATCCTCAAGGGCAAGCATTGAACGCTTGACATTTAGACGAGCAGTATCGTTAGCAATCTGAAGTATTTGTGAGCCGTTAGTTGCCTTACCTAATTGCTCAGCTTGGTTAGCAAGGGCTGCTGCATTTTGGATCTTGTCGATGTCAAAGACATCTTGGCTCTTGTTAAGAACAAGGTTAGCTTTATCAATAAGAGCGCCGAGGCGCTTATCTTTTAGCATCTTAGCTTCTAAAGCTTGTTGTCTGCGCTTGATTGCTAATAGTTCAGCAGCTCTACGCTTGGCTTCTTCCTCTGCTTTGGCTAATGCATCTGCGTTCTTTTGAGCATCGGCATAAAAAGTTTTGCCATTAAATCCAGTAGAAGGTGCAGATGATGGTGCAGGTGGCTTCTTTGTCATAAAGCCAGAAGGATCACCCTCAATAATGAGATTAACGAATGGGCTTGTTTTTTCTACAAAATTTGCTATAACTTCCGATAGACCTTTTATAGGTGCATTAATTGCTTTGGCTAGATCTACAACACTCTTAGTAAAAGCTGACGTGTTACGAGCCGCATCCAGCATGTCTTCGGCCAGTTCATCAACATTTGTGTTATTGCTAAGTATTAGTAATGAATCAACCAAACCCTTACCAATAATTTCTGAAGCTTGTTCAGATGCAATGGCAAGCTTGTTCATCTGACCGACATAAGATTCCGCTGCTGCTTTGCCTTGTCCTGCAAACAACTCGGTGATGCGCTTCTGAATAGTCTCAAAATCTGCGCTGTTTAATTCTGCTGTTGTAAGACCAAGATTAAGACTACGCAAACCTTTAGCATTGCCTATGTAAGCTTGTGCTAATTTTGTGCTCACGCTAGCAACATCTTCACCTGTACCGGCTGCAACATCTAACGAAAGGTTAAGCAATTCTTGGCTTTTAGTAAGTGACCCAGTGGTCTGAAGTAATGTAAGCAATGAAGGCTGCAAAAGATCACGATTAACGCCTGTTGCCAGTTCTACGTTGTCAATGTAGCGATCAATTTGAGGAGCAGCAAAAGCTAATCCTAGATTGGAGACTGCTGTAGTTAAGCGTGTTGCTTCTAATTCTGAATCCGCAAAAGCTTTAACTGCTCGTTTGCCATAACTAACAATTTGTTGTGTACCAAAAGCAACACCTAAAGACCCAGCAAGTTTTTTAACACTCTTACCTAGTTTGTCTGTTGAAGCTTCTGCTTGCTTAAAAGCCTTTTTACCTGTGAACTCGGCAAGGATGTCAATAAATACATTAGCCATGATTAACCCCTCACTGTCGCTCTGTCGTTAAGTTTGGCTGCTGTCGATTCGATTGCCTTGATAACTGCAACTGTTGCCTTGCCGTTGTTTTCTTCATAGGCGCGATAAAGAGCGCGACCTTCCAACTGCTTTTTGCCAACCATTTTTGCAGGATATTTTCCATCTTGATTTTTTACAAACCGACTGTCTGGAGTATTACGCCCCATGATTTCATAAATAGCACCTGCTCTGCTTTTATTAAAGACACGAGCAAGGGATCTAAAACCTCTGTTATTAGCCTTAGAAGGAGTTGTCTTATATCCGACTCCAGCTTTAACTATTGAAGCATTGTAGGTCGGAAATGTTCCCTCTGACATTTGACGTGGCAACCATCCGCTGAGAACTTCCCTTTGATCTGGAAGATACCCTTTAGCGGATCTAGTAATAGGTTTCAACGCCATGCCAATTTGAGCAGACATTTTCTTAGATAAGTCAGGAGTAAACTTTCTCAAAGCTTTACGAAGTTCAACGGCGCCCTTTACGCTTGCTGGCATCGCTCACCTCTTTCGCTTCATCCTTGAGCCCTTGCACTAATGCATCGAGCATGGTCTTATCTAGATCTAATAACTGCTGTGGCGCGATTCCCAACCTAATGCTTAGCCTAGCAATTAGATAGGTGAATGGAAGATCGCGCTTTAAGCTAAAGGGTCTGAATCAAGCACCTCGACACTTTTGAGTGTCTCAATGAAATCCATACCGAAAGGCTTAACAGTTTCACCTGACCTGCGTGTTATTTCCCAAGCTAACCAGTAGACCATTGTCTGCTCTTCTTTTTCGCGAAAAGCGCGATGAAATCCTAGCTTATGGTGTAACTCGAAGGAATATTCCACAGCAGGTGTGATTTCGCCTTCGAGTTCGCTTCCATCTGTACGAACGATCTTTAGTTTAGCCATTGTTTTGCCCCTTTGTTTAGTTTCTTAGAATGTGCCAGTTGTGGCTACTGCAACAGTTGAGTTAGCAGTAAATGTGATTGACTGAGTAGACATATCGCCAACAGCGCCGTTAATGTCTGTTGTGTTGTTTACTAGTAGTGAGACAGTGTAAAGAGGGTTAGTCGCTGAGACTGCTGTTCCCTTTTCCTGTAGGAATACACATGTGACTGTTGTACCCCATGCAGCTTGTAGTGTTGCCAATACATTTGCTGATGCTGTGTCGTTTAGGAAGTCGATTGTTACGGATGATGCTTCCAAGCCCTTTACGAACTTGTGTGAAGAATCGCCCATAGCTGTAACTTCTAGCTCGTCGAATGTGCGGTTAAGAGTAATGCTTGTAACGTGGTCTGAAAGATCGACAGTGTTAATCTTCACGCCGACCTTGTTGTTTAGAAATACAGCCATGAGATTATTCCTCGTCTTTCTTAGTAGTTACTGGCTTAGGTGCTGGTGTGCTTACTTGCCCGATTTTCTTCAGGAAGTCAGCGTTTTCTTGTTCCCACTCGGACATGTTTAGCTCCAACTCGTTAGGATTGATACGGACATCTCGCAGCTGAGTAGGTCACCCGAAGCAGCGTTGAGAATACTTGGTGCGCTTATTGCGCTTACATTATAGGTCAAAGATGATGCTGCGAGCTTTGCGAACACGCCACAAACTGTATCTTCAATCCCGTTAAGGTTTCCCTCATTGTCAAACAGTGGCACAGTCATAACGATCTTAAAGTTAGCCATTGGGCTAATGCTTATGTGCTGATTGTTGCTAGGTGTCAGATACGGATCGTCCGGTGACACGATGACAGAGTTAGCAAGGACTGTTGCAGGTGGAAAGGCAAAGGTCTGCCATTTAGCGTTATCTACTAGGGCAGTTGCTAGTGTGGTTCTAAGAGTCGTTATGGCTACTGGTGGCATTATCCCACCATTGAGTTAGGACTCAGCGCGTGAGCAATCAATCCTCTTACCTTAGCGAGTAGCTGTGCGCTCATTCGATAAGGTGAGGGCTGGAAATCAACAGCATTTGACCCGCTCAAAGTAGCGGTTCTTGCTTGCCAGATTTCAACAGCGATCATCAAAGATGCTTGCTGAATTGCCATGTCTAAAGCCCAGTCCACATAAGTATCTGCTGATACTGTTCCAAAAGGTTGAACTGGATGCTCTACTGCTGGAGTATTGTTGTTGCCTGAAATGTTATAGGTGATCGTGTAGTCGCCTACTCCAGTGAGAGTCTTTGATCCATTGTGCTTAGATCCATTGCCTGTGATGTTCACAGTCTGACCTACATAAAAGACCTTCTCTACCTTGTCCTCAAAGTAAAGTGTTCCTGTTGTTGCTGTGTTGCTATGTGCAATGTTAAAAGTAGTGTTAGTCCAGAGCATCGGAAGCAATACTGCATCCGTAGCATCACAGACTTCTTGCAAGGTAGCATCTGGGTACAGCGTACCGACTCCGAGTGTTGATCGGAGTTCTGCAACTGTTGTTAGTGCCATTCCTTGTCCTTTCTAAAGACTCTGAGGGGTAGAGGGCTACTACCCCTCAGAGCGTACTTAGTTACCTATGTTGATTAAGTTAGGTTGAACTTACGAACACCCTTACCTGACTTAGCAAGATAGATTGCCAAGTATCCGTAAAGGTTAATCTCGATCTCGCCTGATGTTAGAACATTCACGCGAAGCTGTGTCTGTGGTGATTCCCAGACATAGACTGAAGATGGTGCAACCAAGAACATTGAGTTATCGATTACGCCAGATGTTGTGATGTTGTGATCCACGATTAGATCAGTGCCAAGAACATTTCCGCGAACAGATGAAGCTACTGCTGAACCTGAAGCGTTCTGTGTTGCGCCTTGTGCTGAGTATAGTGCGCGCCCAGTAGTATCAGCGAAACCAGCAATTGCTGCCCAAGCGTCTGTCGATGCGACTAGCTTGTTAGCAAAGTCTCCGCCAGTACCCTTGTATGCTGCTGCGCCTTCTACTGAGATGAATGACTGCAATCCAGCTGCTGTTGCTGCTGTAGTTGCTGCAGTTGTTCCATTAGCAACATAAGCTGCTAGAAGTGCTGCATCTGTAGCCTTCTCGTAAGATTTACGAAGTTCCGCCATCAAAAGCTCCATGAAGGCTGGCTGGCTGCGGTCAACGAGCTCAAAACTCACTCGGTTTAGCGCACTGAACTTGTTGATGTCAATCGTGTCATAAGATGAAGTCATCCCTGTTTCTGATGGTGCTGCACCTTCGTTTGTGTCTGCTGTTGTTGGAGCAACATTTGCAGGATCTGCATTGGTGTAAAGGCGAGGCACAGTGAAGCTCATACCTGATGGCAAAAGAGCTGATCGGGTTGCTGCTTCAAATGCTGGACGACCTGTGAAGGTGTCTGTGATGAATGTGTCTAGGTGTGGTGCAAGTGTCAAGCCTGTGTTTGTTGATGTTGAGTCATCGGCTGCGCGTACTACTCTGCGAGCCTCGTCATCACCAAGAGCTGCCTTGATGTTTGCTTCTAGGTATTGTGCTGATGTAATTGGTGCTACGCGCTCGCGCACGAATGTAGTTGCTGTCACTACAGTTGGGCGAGCAGCTTCAACCGCTGCTGCTTCTACTGCTGGTGCTGCAACTGTCTCTGGAGTATTCTCCACAGCTGTCTCGCTTTCTGTTGGTGTGATTTCTTCTTCTACTGCCTCTGGAGTTTCCTCAGCAGCTACATCGAGAACCTGAGCAGACTTAAATGCTGGCTCGGTTACCAATGAAACCTCTAACAATTTAGCAGCGGAAACGAACATAACATTTCCCTTCTGCTTTGATTTAATAACTTCTACTCCAACAGACAGACCTGCTTGCAAGCCTTCTTCTGCGAGTATAAGAGCTTCTGTTCCACGATTAGATCGTGAGACTTTGAAAGATGCATAGATGCCATCTTCTTGCTCTGAGAATTGTGTTGCCTTGCCTAGTGGCTGGCGTGAGTCGTGCTGATTGAGAAGCTTGACAGTCTTAGGATCTTCTGGAAGTGCAATTGCGCCCTTCTCGAATACGACTTTACCTGCTGAAGTGTTACCCACTTCGCCTGTTCCTGCTGGAACGATCTTGCCTGAGATTAAGCGTTCTTCAACATTGGCAATGAGTCCAGATGAGAAGGTGATTACTTGGTTTTCCATTATTCGATTCCTTCACTGCCGTTAGGCGTTAGATCTTCCATCTCCATAGCTTGCTCAACTGTGATCAAGCCTAGAGATAACATCTTTTCAATTACTAGCAAGCGTTCCATTGGTTCAGTCTTTAAGAATGAAGAATCAACATCGAACTTAACTGCGTTACCGCGAGCAGTGATGTCATCCATTGAAAGACGATCTTGAATTGCATTTACATAGGGAGCGACAGATAGAGAGTAGAACTGCTTGCGCTCATCTAAAACATTTGCGTATGTCATTGATGAATTGGCTTCTGCGCTTACTAGGTAGGCAGGGATCGAGCATAGGCGAGCAATCTCAGTTGCTAGGAACTGTTGCGCTTCGTCATACATCATGTCTTTAGGTGAGAATGATGTTGGTTGATACTCCAGAGTAGAAGTCAAGTAAGCAGTGCTGCGATTGTTACGAGCGTTCTTCCATGCTGCAAGTAACCCTGCAACTTCTTTAGGATCTAGGTCTGCTCCGTTATTGCGTAGCACTCCAGAAGGCATCGGTGTGCTGGCTGCTAATACTGCTGCTTTGCGAAGATCGATTGCAGCTCTGATTGTTTCAGATCCGCGTTCTAAGATTCCTTCGTCATAAGCTTGAAAGGTAACGATTGATCCAAGTCCGGACATTGGAACTGCAACTGCATCGATAAAGTATTGGGTGACAGTCATTCCATAAAGGTCTGTCGTAAATGTAACCTTGACATTTGGAATCCATTGGAAGCGAGAAGGTCTGCCATCTTCTGCATACAGTTCTGTAACCTGCCAGTAAGCGACTCCGTACATCATCAATGAATCAACAGTCCACGCCATTGTTACTGAACGCGGTTGATTGATTGCTGGCTGATCAACCCAGACTGGATTGCCTAGTTCTTCACCTGTGGACTTGCGATAGAGGTTAAGTGGAAGATCTCCGACAACTCCAGCAATAAGATTGCGGCATCGAGCTACAGATGGAACAGACATCGCCTCATTGCGATTAACGCGAGGCAGGATGTAGTTATAGAGCGAGTTAAGATTCTCGCCCATAATAGAAGGGGCGTATTGCGCTAAAAGCGATGAACGCTTATCTTCAGAGATTGCTTCAGTTTTGCGAAATAGACCCATAGACAGAAAGTGTAGCATTTGTCAAGCAATTAGACAATGTGCTAGGGCGTGTCTAAGTATAAATCTGAGGCTTAGGTTGAGGAATCATCAACTTGCTAACACACATTGCTAATCCAATCGGCGCGCTAATATCGCCGCTGCTGCGCCTTTTTATGATACGCCACGCGGAGTCATTAGTTTTAGCAGCCGTATTCTGGAACTGCTCTATAAGTTCTTTTTGCCCATTGTGAACGACCCTGAGGTTGGTCAATCCTTCAAGCAAGTCCCCACACGCTTTATAGAACTGCTGACCCGAAACGTCTTCCACGATCACGCCAGAATTGGAGAGCCTGTCCGCAATAGTTTGTGTGGCGTACTTGTCAAAACAGACTATGCGCGGTTTATATATGTCACACCATGCCTTTATACTCGCTGCCATCTTTAGCTCATCGATAGCGACCTGCGAGCTGTAAGTCTCCAGAATTCCGATGCCAATCCGCCCATCTGGGAGAAGCTGTCCTGCGACCAATGATCCGTTCCGCCGTGACGGACTGACATCGAAACCGAATACAGTATAAGCCCCGACTGCCATTTCAAGAGTGCTATCCGAACTGTTTTCAAGTATCTCTGTGCTGAACGGGCAATTTAGTGCGCTTATCCATTGGCACAAGGTCTCCGTCCGAGCAGCATCGGCAGTTGAAGATGCGATTGTTTCTTCGATTGCTTCTACGCTGATCAGGTAGCCCATCGATGGATTCGCAAGTGCCCATGCGTTTTTATCCCAGATGTCGCAAAAGTCTGGTGCAGAATACTCGTAATAACCAAGGCTCTTAGGTGGGTAATTTTTACAAGCCTCGTGCAGCGAATTCAGTTCGGTGGAATACGCATCACCAGCATTGCTAGTAAATAATCGCTGGCTGTTCATTCTTGCAAGCGTTACGCTTTTTGCAGCATCCATTGCGGCTGAACTGACCTCGCGTAACTCATCGATCCAGAGGAAATCTGCCGTCCTGCCTCTTGCGCCGTCTGAGGTTGCCGCAGCTACCTCAAGCT